GAGCAGGATCAGACGCACCATCTGCAACGGTAGTTGTCGCATCTGCATCTGAGCTAAAGACTTGCTGAGTAGCGTAGCCTAGTGCTTCACCAATCAATTCGAGGTTAGTATTGGTGGAAGTGCCCCATGTTCCTGCTTCATCTCCAGTCGCAATCTCTTTTAAGCGAAGATCATTTACATAAGTTGCCATTTAAGCTACCTCTTGCCAATTTGGTGTTTGATTTATTGATATTGAAGTCCAGCTTGGTGTTTGACTTGTTGATATTGGAGTCCAGTTTGCATTTTGATTTGGGTTTATTTCGCTCCAAATTAAAACCGTTCCGACTTGTCCTTGACAAGAAACTCCAGAAACCGAAACATCAGCGTTAGCAGAAGCAGTAACACTACCAACTGAAGCTGACGCAGAAACTCCCGTGACGCTAAGGTTCGAATCTGCTGAAACAGAAACCGTGCCGATTGATCCAGTACCCTCCACGCCTGTCGGGGATACATTTGCATCTGCTGTAATCGTAACGCTGCCAACAGCTCCAGTTGCAGAAACTCCCGTAACAGAAACTTCTGCGCTCGCGGCGACCGTAACACTTCCAATCGCGCCTGTACCGGATACTCCTGAAGCGGATACGTTTGCATCTGCCGTAACAGAGACTGATCCAATCGATCCTGTTGCAGAAACTCCGGACGGAGAAACGTTTGCATCAGCAGTAACCGTGACCGATCCAAGGCCAGATGTGCCGACCAATCCGGTAACAGATACGTTTGCATCCGCTGTAACAGTGACCGAACCAAGAGCAGAGGTTCCTTGAGCAAGAGGGACATCTTCGCCCCAGCCGCCATCACCCCAGCCTTGATTAGAACTGTTCCACCCTTGGAATACAACGGTGACATCAGCCACTTAATATTCTACGCAATTCTTATAATGGCGTTAGATGCATCTGCCGTAGGAAAAGTAATTGTAAAATCTCCAGCAGTAGATGTCTTATCTGCACCAAAATCTAATATACAGACACTGGGATCGCCAGATGCTGCCTCATTAAAAATCATTGCGCCTCTTGCCGTCACAGAAACTGAACTGAACGTGAGGTCGTTAAAATCTGTAAATCCAGTAGTCCCGGAACTTGTTGGCGTTACACTTGTTAGAAACTCTCCTTTTGCAGTGTAACCGCTTCCACTTGATTCTCCGGAAGTTGTGTAAGCAGTTGTTGCTGCGCCCAAAGATGCAGAGCTTGTATACAAAGCCAACTTAAACACATTGCTTGCTGCAGTAAAATTGTGCTTTGCTTCTAACAACTCTTTTTTAAATGACGTACACATTGCCTGAGAAATGGCCATTATAAACTCCTTATTATTTCTGCTATTTCCGAATAGCCTTTAGATTCTAGTTCAGCAATCATTGTTGTTTTATTGCTATTGATTGCTTCCTTCATATAAAAAGAAATAACTTCTTTTATTTGGCCCTTAAAGACCTCAGCTTGCTCAGAAATAAGCGGATGACTTTTGTCGCCTACAGATATTATAGTGCTTGTAGCTCTATCAGCCCAATGCTCTACAGAAAGACCTTTGTTATTTGTTGTTAAAACTTTAACAGAACCAACGTTACCAACAGAAATATCAAACATTATCTAGCCGCCCTCACAGCTCCAGACCTGTAACTATCCGTAGTGCTGTAACCTTCTCCAAGGGATTTGAGGTTTTCAAGAGCCTCCATATACCTAGTGTTATAAACCTGCATAAGCTCTGGGTTTCCTTTCATAAAGGTGTACGCCTCTAAGAGAGACCCATAAAGCAAGCTGCTTTCTGCATTAGTCCCTAACCAACTAGTCCCATCTGCAGAGGTTGTTATAGACTCAGGCTTATAAAAATAATGAAGCTCTACAACATAATTGCTTTGTGGCGTGGGCCCAATAATAAAGTTGGCATCAGAAAACAAACCATAATACTTTGGAACTCCTTGAGTTGAAGAGTCTGGATATGCTTCTCTGATAAAGTTTACGTCTTTAAATAACAAAAACTCATAGCCACTATTATCAATAGCCAAAGAGTATGGAGCTAAAAAATCATCAGGGGTTGCTAAATAAGAATTGCCAGAAGTTGTTGTTCCTAAAGAATTTTTCCTGAAATCTGGTAATTGTACAGATTTAAGAATCCTGTCTTCAGCTTGAGTAATAATTACTGACAAGTTGTTAACAAAGGTTGTTTCGCTGTTTTGCGTATAATCTTGAATAGCTTGCTTAAGTGTTGTAAATGTCCACGCCATTACGTCACCACCGTTACATTGCCTATTTGACCTGTAATATCTAATCCAACAGTACGGCTTCCAAGTTCAGTAACGCCGCCGCCAACTGGATTCCACGCAAAAAATTCTCTGCTTTCTTGCAAAGATTGATCAGGTCTTGGGTTTCTTAATGCTTGAGGATCGTCAACACGAACCCTGCCTAACTGGAGTTGTGGTTGATCTTCGTCAACAACATCTTTACCAACAAGCAGTCCGGTTGGTCTTTGGTTAACAATTTGCTCTACAAGATCTTTTTTGGGGTATCTAAACCCTGTCCTGTCGCAATAACCAAAAGCGTATTTTCCGCTAGCATAGCTCAAAACTTATACCCTCCGGGGGCAATAAACAGAGAAGCTTTTTCTCTGGCCGCATCAGAAGCTAAATCCCACTGCTCTTGATACTCTCCCTTAAGAAGAGCTGCTCTGTCAGCAACCTCTGGATACTTAACAGATAAATTGTAAGCTAGTCCTGCAACAAAACAAGGAAGGTATCGAGCAGGAATGTCCATATTGTTGCTTGCAGGTTTGCCAGAATCCTCAATCCGCTCCATGTAGTAGTAGCCAAATGTATATGTTTCTTGACTATCAGGCGTTGGCCAAAGGTTTACAGTAATTCCTGTTGGCGTTCTTTGGACGTAATATTCAAGAGGTTTAGATTGAGTAAGCTTATTTGACAAGTGAGAATACTGGCTTATTGAAATCCTAGACATGCTTTGATCAAACTGGCTTTGAGTGTCCCCAGCATCTGTTCTAAGAAAAGCCTCAACAATATCAAATATTTTTCCATCTAAAGTGTAAGAGTTAGTTCCGGGGGTTAAAGCTAAAGTATTAAACTTAACAGTCCAAAGATTTAGCCCACGGTTTTGCCATTCAAGCATAAGCAAATCAATGCTTCTTCTAGCGGTTTTATAATCATACCCACTGCGAAGCTCTAACCCAGCTCTTTCAAAGGCTTCTTCGATAGCCTCTCCAAGATCTAAGTTAAATGCAAATGTGCCGCTGGTAGCCATTACACAAATCGACCTTTAGTCTTTCCGCGAATAGCTACGCCATCAATGGGTTTTGATCTGGTTCGCCCTCCAGAACGCATTTTTGCAGCCCCATCTATAGCTGCTTTTAGTTTTAATTTCTCTGCATCCTCAGCTTCTTTTGCAAGTTTTTCTCTAGCCTCTCGCTTATCATCTTGCCTTCTAGTAAGCAGCGATGGAATAATTCCTGCATGCTCTATTAACCCCTCCCCTTTAATTAGGGATGCTATCGGAGAAACATCTGATAATTTTAAACCCATTATTTGCCTCCAAATTTTTGTTTTTGGTTTTTTGGCGGACTCTTTTTACTGCCGCCTTTTCCTGACCAAAAAAGTTTATCCGCCCAGTAAGCTGCGCTAGTCTTACCTTTTTTTATATTCTTGGCATGCCTTGCCTTAAATGATTTTCTAGCTTCTGCAGAATAATTGTGACCCATTTTTTGGTCACCAAATCTAATAATTCGAACTTTGCCATCATCTCTTATCGCTACAACACCCTTTTTTGTTGGGTGGCTAGGAGTTCTTTTTGGCTTATTTAAACCAGAAACACCTGCTTTTTTTAAACGATTTTTTTCTGCATCAGTCAAACTCATTTACGATGCCTCGCAGTTTTTTTAGCTATCTTCTTTGGTTGCTTAGAATGCTGCTTGCCTTTTTTTGTATCGGCTCTTTTCTTTTTAGAAGTAGCCGCATACTCTTTATCAGTCAAAGCTTTCCTAGCTTTTTTTGGAAGATACCGTTCACCTGTAGCTTTCTTACCTTGAGTTGAGGGTTTTCCAGACTTAGTTCCCCATTCTTCCTTTGTCCATTTCTTAAGGGACTTTTGAGACTTTTTAAGAGCCATTAATCTCGATAGCCTCCGCCAGCATCTTTATAACGCTTTGCTAGCATTTGAGCTTTTCTTGCCGACCATTGGCCACTCTTGCCACCCTTAGATCCAGATTTTATTTCACTAAACAATCTTTTTCTTAAGGCTGGTTTTGTATAATTGCCAGCCTCATTTACACGAGACTTGGCTTTCTTTTTTGGTGCAGCTTTTTTCTTTGCTTTAGCCATAGCTTTTTTTAACTTGCATGACAATGTTATAAGTATCGCCCGACCCAGCGCCTACAGTGGTAAACGCAACGTCTCCAGTTTTACCTGATCCTGCATTATTAGGAATGCCGCTAAAGCTAGTAAAATCTATAGAGTCTGCCCAATCGGAATTAAGCTCCCAAGCAAGCACATCTGTAGTTGCATCAAATAAAATTTTAACGCCCATGCCAACAGTGACGTACCAAATGTATTGGATGCTTACACCAGAACAAGCTTTACCTGTCATGGGGTCTGGGCTAAGAGCTGATACATCAATTTTTGTAACAGCCGCCTCACCCGTTCCGTCAGAGGTATTAGAAAAGCGGAAGATAGCAAACTTGCCGTCTTCTTGTATTGTTTGTGTAGCTACTGCATCAGCCATTATGTCCTCCAATAAAGGGGACGTAGTCCCCTATACAATTAAGAAAGGTTATTGTTTTGGATGTAAAGAACAGTAGCTGTTGCAGCTCCGGTAGTTCCGTCTTCAGTTGCAGCAACAAAATCGGCGTAAACATAAATGTCTGTTGAGCCTACATCAGTTGCTTCTGTGTCAAGAGTACCGTGAGTAGTAGCCAAAGCTTTAACGCTAGTCGCAGCAACAAACGCATCTCCGTCAGCAGAAGTTCCAACGGCTACGGTAGCAGCACCGGAGTCATTGTTTACTGTCGTAACGTTCAAGATAACGTCTACAATCTGAGAGTTTGCCGGGATAACGGCAACTTGCTGATTTAAAGAATCTGCTCCAATAATATCTAAAACAGCAGATTGAGCCATAACAACAGACCCAACGTTAGCTACATCAGTACCTACAGTAGATCCTGTAGTATCTTTAATGTTTCCAGCTTTAATTGGGCCAGAAAAAGTAGTAGTTCCCATGTGATTTCTCCTGTCTTGGGATTGTCAGTGTTTCACATGAAACATCTGTCAGGAAAGAATATAACAAAAAGGGGGCTAATGCCCCCCTTAAGTTTAACTTGAACCGGGAGACCCGTAAATTCCAAGTGGATCAGAAACCCCGAAGGAGTAACGTTCACGCGCCTTATAGCGCACGTTACCTGTATCGAAGTCACCATCCATAGAAGTTTCGAGTGGAGTCCGTTCAAAGTGCTTCATACCATTAGGAATATCCGTAATGATAAAGAAAGCATTGCTATCGGTCAGATAGTGGTTAACGCTGTAACCTTCTGGGATTGCGCCCATGTTACGAATAGCGTTAATGTCGTTGTCCGCCGTGCCAACTCGCTGAGTAGATTCCAACAGACGATCTGCTGTAAACATCAAAGCGGGTGGTACAATCAAGCGACGAGGACGCGCAGCAATTAACAAGCCTCTTTCGTCGGTGAAGGCAGCAATGTCAATAATTGCATTTTCCAAAGACGTTTCATTGAGGTCAGCAGCCGTCACAGGACGGTTGTTGTTTTTGCCGCCACTAACCAATGGGTGACCATCGCCACCGGCAACTCCGTCACCAGAAGCAGTGAACAGGTTTACACCGTCCCCAGACTGATAACTATTAGAGAAGCCATTGTTAAGAGGGAATACCGACTTAACTTGCTTAGTGTATGCCATAGCGCGGGCAAGAGCCTTGGTATAACGAGCAGACAATGAGTCATACAAGTTATCTTCCATAGCTTCTTCGGTAATACTAAAGCCCATAGCAATTGTTTCATGATTGTAGCGAGCCGTGAAAGATTCTTGTGCAGAATCATAACTGATGGCAGCGCCTTCAGCTTTGACTGGTGCAGCAGCAAATCCAGACAGCTTTACTTCTTCTTCAAAAGAACGATCAGAACTTTCAGTCTCATAAATGAGAGTGTGTTCATCTTCGTATTTTTCGTACTCCAAGCCAAAAAGAGCATTAAGCCCCGGCAGGAGTTCTTTAAGCATTTGCGCTCTTGAAATAGCCATTACTTAATTCTCCTTAAATGCCAGTTGTATTGTCGTACTGATGACCTACGTTGAACTTCATAATGATGTCCGTGTAAGCATCGCCTATAGCACTGTCTGGCCCGTCAACAAAATCAATAACGCGGAAAGGCAGCGTTGCTGTTGTGTTTGCGGTGCTTGCATCGGCAGCATTTCTGCTACGTCCAATGCTAGTTGAGCCAGCCGTGTAGGCTACGTCAATGTTATTCCCAAGATTTGTTTGGGCTAAAGAGCCGTCCGCTTGCATGCGGAACAATACATTGGGATCGTCTACAACATACGCCATGATATCCGAAGCGGCAGTAGACGCTGGGAAATACTGAGAGAACGTTAGTTGATTGGTGTTGGGATCTGTGTAAGAACAACCTACAAAAACACCGACAAAGGCAGGGGTTCCTGCTGCGTCAGTGGTAGTTTCTTTTTCTACAGTTCCTGCTGCTACGAGTTTTACAAAATCGCCGTAAAATATAGCGGTGCCGTAACCACTTGCAATCTTAATATGCCGAACTTTTCCTGTAAAAGAGCCGCTAGCACTAAGAGTATCAGTAGGTTCTGCACCCATTGGGGTTGCAGTAATAGCCATTTTTGGCCTCCTTACTAATTAGAAGCCTCTCTTTCGAGTTTAACTTCTGCCGAATGTTGTTCTCGTATTTCGCTCAGGTTTCATAAGCGGCATACGAGGGTCATTTTCACGCAAGAAGTTGTTATCAACAGACTCCATCTGATTTGATGCGACCTGTTCGAAGTGTCTGGTTCGTGCATTGATCTTCTCCGAAGGAGCTTTACAAAGCAATAAACCGCCAACTTCAACATTGCCTACAAATCTTGAGTTCAAGTCTGACTGAATTTCTAGCTCTGGATGATCTTCTGCCTTTACAGGAATCCAACCTTCTCTCATTGATCTAGAAACATTTGTATTGTCAGCTTGACCCAGAATACTAGTCCGAATCCAACGGAACGTCCAACCATCTTGAGGCGTGGGTTCAGGCAAAATAGATGCCGGTGACCAACTATCATCTGGTCGATACTGTTCTTCTTTTCGCGTGTCGCTTTCTCTAGGGGTGCGCTCTGTTGCCATTACCATTCTCCTTTTAGAGCATCTCGGCGTGTCGGGCATACTGTTCATTTGTTAACCCAAGTCGCTTGGCGAGGGCTACTTGAGTGGCCGTTAACCGTACTTTGCGCGGTTTAGCACCATTATTCCTTGCGGAAGGTGCCACCACCGTCGAGGGTCGATTAGTCGTCACGGTCGCGCTACGGCCATTTGTATCGCTTGAATCCGACCAATCGTAATCTGGAAATGCTGATCTTACTTTGCCATCTATGTAATCAAAATACTCTTTTGATCTTACATCAATGCCTGATCGAACAGCTTGCGTATGTGCCCCATAGGCTAACGCAGTCATATCTTCATAACCTTCAGCCATAAACCAGTTGTTTTTTTGAGCCCATTGCTCTGCTTCTGGTGTAACTTGTGGCTGAACTTGTTGTTGAGCAGCTACGTTTTGAGCAGCTCTTCTTGCAATATCTTGCTGATACGCTTGTTGTTGATAAGCCTGAGCGTTCTGAGCTTGATTGTTTAGGTTGTTTCTATACCTTTCAATCTCAGATAACTCTGATTGAGCTTTAAGCATTTGCTCTTGAGTATTTACTACTCCATCCGTATCGCCTTCTTCATAAGCTTTACGGTAGCCTTCTTTTGCTTGCTCTAATCTTAAGTGGGCTCTTTCTCTGATCTGCTCAACTAATGCTGCTTCGCCTCTACTTATTAGAGACTCTTGCTCTTGAGCTTTATTTGCGTATTGCTGAGCAACCTTGACAGCTTCTTCTCGCATTCTTTCTGCGGATTCTCGCTGACGGCGCTCTTCGTGATAATCAAACTTAAGCTTATTAAGCCTTTTCTGAACTTTATCAGAATACTGGCCAAGCTCTTCGTCGTCATCACTAGAACTTTGCGAAGCTTTAGCGGGTCTCCTGTCTTCTTGAGGACGGTCATCAACAATTTCAAACTCGTACTCGCTAGACTCAGAGCCCGTTTCGGCTTGCTTCTTTTTTCCGTGCGTAGTTTTTATGCCGAAAAATTTTTCTTCTGCGCTGTGAGAACTATCTTGTTCCTCAGGAACTTGATCTTCTATTACTTCACTCATGCTTTTACGATCCCCCTTGGGTCTTCAACTACAGCTTCAACACTGTCATCGTTTATTAACCGGAACTCTTTGCCGTGAACTTTGAATCGAGTGCCTGAGTAAGACCTCATAATGATCCAATCGCCCTCTTCACAAAAAGAACCAGAAGGGAATCTATTCGCATCTTTGTAGCAATCTGGCCCCATTTTAAGAACCATCCCGCAGATAGAACCAAGCTCTTCTTCCTGAAGAGTTTTCTTGGATTTAATTATCCCGCCATCATATTCTGAATCGGGATCTGGTAGCGCAATCAAAATCTTATAGCCTTTAGGCTCAGGAAGTTGGTTTGCGTTTCGAGACTCTTTGGTCTCTAGTTGCTGAGCAGTTTCGCTCATATACTCTCCTTTGCATCGGGAAAACGCCCGAAGTCGTTTGCACTAGGAAAACGCCTAGAGTCGTTATTGCGCGTTCTCGTATCGAGACTTAGCGTCTAATATCTCTCGTTCAGCTTGTGCTAAACCCTGAATAATTCCGCAGCATTTTGTGTACTCTGCAAAATCTTTACATCCGCCACCACTAATGTGATCACTTATGTCATTCATCTGATCTCTAACATTTGACCTCAAATAATCAAATATGTCTACTTCTTTTGTCATTTATTTCCCATAATATCTTTAGCAACTTGGACACCAAGCTTAGCCCCATCTATTTCATTTTGGGATGCTATCCTAGAAGCTTCTAATTCTTCCTTAGAATTAGTCTCAGCTATCTTTGCTCCAATTTTTGCAGTCTCTAATCTTTCTTGCTGGTCTAATCGCTCTCTATCCAGCTCTGATTTCATCATAAGTTTCTGCATATCTAGCTGTATCTTAGCCATTTCGGCTTGAGCACGTTGCTGAACCTCTTGCTGTTTAATCTGAAGCTCTTGTTGTTGCATTTGCACTATAGGATCTTGAGCTTTTTGTTGAGCTTGCTGCGCTTGCTGCTCTCTTGCCGCTTTGCCTGTAATTTGCGCCGCAGCAGGAGCTACCAGTCTGGATATTCTGTACTCAATATCTTCAGGCAGCGACTCTTCTGGGGTTGGAAGCTCTACTCCAAGTTCTTTTTCTATTTCTTGCCTGTACTTGAACGCCAAGTGCTCTTGTACATGCGCCGACATCTCCGCCATAGCTTTCTTTGCGTTGGGGCTTTTGCCCATTATTTCCATAACCTGCGGATTTTGCGTCAAACTCATGTGAGTCTGGATGTGAGCTTCGTGATCTTGGTAGATAAACGCTTTGACAGGCTTACCATTAATGATATCCATGTTTTCACTAACAGGATCAGTGGGTTTCATGTCCTTATCTGTAGGAACAATCTTTTCTGCGTCCTGAATGCCCAATATATCTAGCATTTGACGGTGCAATAACGGCATATCGTACATTTCTGGGGCTTGAGCCGCTAATTGCAGAGCTGCTTGGTACTGCATTATCCTTTGAGCCATCGTTCCAGCGTTAGGATCGCTGACAGGAATGATATCTACGCGATCATCGAAGTCTTCAGAGACTAAATCGTCGGTATCAGGCAGGTATGGGTACTTTTCGGGCCCAAAATCCCTTACAAGACCACTTAATATCCTTAATTCTACGCGCATAGAGGCGTGTAATCGGGCCTGAATGGCGCTCATTACCTTCATTGACCGCTCAAGTATGGCCAATGTTGTGCCAACAGGGGCTTCTGCGTTCATATCTGCAGCTTTAACGTCTGCTGCGGAGGCAAATCGCCTACCTTCTTCTACAATATCGCCCATCAACTGATACAAAACGTTGCTTGGCTCTTTATATGGCATGAAGCTGATGTTGTCTTTGATCGCTCCACCCGGAACATCTACGTCTCGGAACTCTCCGGGCATGATTGGGGTGTCATCACCCTTAATTCTTAGCCCTCTAGACTTAAGTCCGCCCGGAAGATTAGATAAAGTGCCTGCGTCTACTAATTGACGGAGTAATGATGTAGCCGATTTGGCTAGTCCACCTATCATGTGGATCAATCCAAACCCATAAAATCCTAATCCGGGTATATATTGGTAATGAACGAAGTGCTCACGCTTTGTTTTTAGGTTATCGCCCTCATACCAATTGCGCCGTATAGATAATATTTCTCTAGAGCCAAGGTCTATTGATACAACATAAGGCAGAGCAATGCCTGTAGGCTCTCCGCCCTCTTCGTCTTCAAAGCCTACAAGGTCTAAATTTACTTGCATCTCCAAGATAGTGTGCCTTGAGTCCAGATCGTAACTGGCGCTGTCTCCGGTCAGCCTATTATATTTTTCCTCAATCCTATCAACATCATTAGAAGGAGCCCCAAGTTCTATGTCTTTATAAAAACCAGACACCTGAAGCTTGCGGATCTCATTAGAAGTCCGCTTCATGATGTGAGTAGCTCTTTCACAGGTTGTTAGGTCTGACGCTCCATAGCTAACAACAAAGTCTTCTGCTGGAACAAACATGCTGCACGGTCTGCCCATGCTGGGATCATAGTAGATCTTTCTAAAAGCACTGCCCGCTAACGGCAAAGAAAACAACATCTTCTCGGTTTCCGAGCGATACTCTGTCATTTTTTCTGTAAGCAGGTAGTTTAAATAATTCTGAACCCTGTAAGCTTGCTTTTCTTTATCATCAGTTATTGCGCCAACAACTGAAGTTTTTACAGGCCCGCTTGCTGGGAATAGCTCTTGTATGGACTGAGACTGGAACTTGATTACAGACTCAGAAAGCAATGGATGAAAGACCCCACAAGCACCGTCCCACGGTGTGGTTCTGTCTTCATTCTTAAGGCCAAGCAAATCTAGGCCATCAACATAGGCTCTTTCCCAATCTGCACGACTTTCTTTGTCAGACTTAAACTGCCCAACAAGCTCAGATGCCATTACACTTAACTCTGCATCATCGACAACGTCTGCTAAGTTAGCATCATGGGGAAGCATTCCTAGCGATGCTAGCGTGCTTGCATCAGGATCAAAATCTAAAATAACCCCGCCATCTTCTGTTTCAATAGAAACAGCCTCAGGGTTTTCTATTTCAATCTCAATGTCGCCTCCTTCTCCAACCAGTGGATTGGAGCGAAGAGTTCTATCGATAGCCATTAGCCATTCTTTCCAAATTCTTGAGGTCTTGCTGCGCCAGATCCGCGAGCTATTGTTTTACCTCCGGTCTTGCCGCCTTTGGCCATGCCCTTAGTCTTACCGCCCATAAAATAACCTTTAGTCGTTGGGACTTTTCGCCCAGAACTCATTTTGCCAACGCCATCAGCAGCAAAGAAAGGAACCTCTTTGCCCTGCTTATTGGTGGTCATTTTTAATTTACCGCCCTTAGACATTCCTTTAGTCTTGCCACCTAGCATGTAACCTTTAGTTTTTTTCATTTAATCCTCACTGTACAGGTTGTCAAAAACCCGCTTTGTGTCATGAATATACTCTACATCATCTTTCGAGTTGTAGGTTCGTTGATTAGGCCTAAAGTCTGGAGCGCCAACTCCAGTTTCAAACCAAGCTGGATGCGTCACCCTTACTCTATTATTAGGCAGGGCAACAATATTTCCCGTGTACTCGCCAGCATTAAGCAACTCTAGCACATGGCTTTGTTTATGCTGAGCTGGATCATCCGCCACCTCATTATCTGTGTAGTCTACAGTAAAGTAATACTTTGCTGGGTAAAACTCTCCATCTACTTTAGCAAACCAAGGCGCTGGGCTTGCTCTTTCTATCTGATAAACTGCATGAGTATGCGACATACAATCCCAAGGTTGTGCCGCCCATACGGGTAATTCATTGGGCCACTCTTCAAAAGGAGTGTCGCCCACCAAAGCGGTAATAGGCATTCTAGCCCACATCGCTCCGCCATGAACATTTTGTTGTTCTTCATCATCGTAAGTTTCAGCGCCAGTAAAAATAACCTGAAAACTTAAGCATCTTTTTGGCATCGTTGTAACAGCGACAGCCATTGCATGCAAAAACTCGCCATGATACTTCTGGTTGTTATGGGTGTACTCTCGTCTAACCCAACATTTAAAGTAGGGAATATTGCTCTGCAAGAACGCCATTAGTAGTAGGTAGCCTTTTTGGGATAAAACGGTTCGTCTTCCTCATCGCTGTTTAGCTTCAGGAATCCGCCCTGTCTAAACCTAAGCAATGCCTGCGTAGAGGAGTCAACAAGGTCATCATGTTCCCCTGCTGGAAATGCAGCAAACTCTTCAATAACTTCTTCTGCGAACCTTAACTCAGGTGCCCAAACAATACCGGACGCAAAAAGATCTGATACAGCGTTTACCCTAGAAATCTTATCGTTACCTCTGGACGGAGTATACTCGGAAACCGGAATGCCCATTGATCTTAACTCAAATATTAGGGGCGTTCCTGCTGCTTTGGCTTCTACGATAAAGGCATCAGGTTGCCAATCAACCCACATTTCATAAGCTTTTTTCTTAAGCTCCGGGAACTCTAGCCTTTCTTTATGTGCATCCAGAAGAATAATATTTGGCTGTTCAATACCTGAGCTGTCTGGGTGATAAAAAACTCCCCACGTTGTACATGCCGAGAAGTCAGATCTTTGTGTTTTAAGAAATGCTGTATCCCAAGATTGGATAATAAACTCGCACATTGGAGGATTGTCTTTCTCCCAAGTCCTCCACCAGTCTCTTTTAACTAACGCGCCCTCTTCTGAGGTTGGGTTTTGTTGGTACTGGGCGTTCCATTTTGGAGCAGGTAGCTCGTTTCTTAAAGCCTCTAGTTCGTCTTTAGGCCAGAACTCAGGCCAAAGCGGCTCATCTGACGGCATTAAAGCAGGGAACTCTATAAGTTCCCATTCATCTGATCCTACTCTTTGCAGGGATGATTTTAGTATTTGTCCTGTTAAGTCTCGTTTATGCCAACGAGTCATAACAACAATGATCGATCCTCCGGGTTGGAGGCGCTGTCGAGGCCCAGATGTATACCAGTCATATACACGGTCAAAGACGGAAGGGTCAGAGCTTTGACCTTCTTGCTCACTATGAGGGTCGTCGATAACAAGAAGATCCGCGCCTTTACCTGTAACTGCACCTCCAACACCAATAGCGAAGTATTCGCCACCTTTGTTGGTACTCCATCGACCAGCGGCCTTGGAGTCAGACCTCAACAGCACATTCGGAAATATAGACTTATAGTCATCACTGTCTACAAGGTTTCTAACTTTACGCCCGAAACCAACAGATAATTCTGCGGTGTGAGCGGTTTGAATTATTTTCTTTTCAGGATAGTTGCCCAAAAACCATGCGGGCAATAA